ACCTCGGCCGCTGTTCTCGACACCACGGACGGCTCGACTGATCCGCCCCCACGTTTCGCGGGATGCCCCGACAATTCGCCTTGTCATGATGGCGTCCCGAAGGCGGAGGTGAAGGAGATTTTCCCATACGGGTCGAAGTCAAGCGCAACCGGCGGCGTCCCAGGCGGGAGGGCGACACCGCTGGCCAGAGCGACAGCCTGTTTCACCGGCCGTCCTTCCCTCCCAAGGATGGCCCGCCTGTTGGTTCCGGTGCTCGTCGGCATTCCGGTTGCGTCCACCCGTTCATTGAACCCCATGTCCCAGGGCTTTACATGCCAAGTATCTTCCTTGTAATCAATCTCGAACGTGGCCTCCCAGTAGGCGGTCGCCGTTTGCGTTGCTCCGCTTTGGGTAACGATGATTCTCTTTTGAAGATTCCCGAAGGTGCATTTCCAAGTGTCGACCGCACTTGAACCAAGGCTCGGCCAGAGATCGTTGTTGGTCTTGTTCGACGATCCTTTGATCTGCGCGAACGCCGTGTTGATCGACGTATAGGAACGGGTCAGCGTCCACCCCATGTAGCAGATCTCGCGCTCCATCCCCTCGAGCGGATCGCCTGCGGAGTTGGCAAGGATGTTGTTGTTGCGGTCCTGATAGAACGGCAGCGTTTGCGTGGTGCCTCGGGCTTGCCATGCGTCCATCGGCAGGCCGGTCATCGGGTCTACTTCGACGGTCGGGACGTAATACTGAACCGTCACCGCCCACAGGAGCCCGGAGCCATCGACCGCGCTGTAGCTCCACTTCATCGCCTTGCAGGCGGCGAACGACGGGTGGGCCGTGCCGTAGGCCACGCCGGGGGCCGTGAGAATTGCGGCCACGCTGGTCGTCGGTGGCGGTGCATCGACACGCACCAGCCACGTTTCCGACAGGTTGTGGGACTGTCGAAACTCCCCGTCACCGGAGGCCTTGTTGGGTGTGTACTTGGTTGCGATGACGGCCATGATTCACCCCGCGAAGGAGAGCTCCTCGATGTCGACACCCATGTCCTCGGTGTTGTCAGCGATCCGCTCGGTGGCCCGAGCCGTCCGCTCCGCCGCGTCTTCCGTCTCGCCACGCATCAGGCGGAACATCTCTGCGATGCCCTCCTTCGAGCGGGAGTCGATGGCCTTGACCTCCTGCCGGACGGCGGCGGCACCGGCTGGAGCCAGAGCCCCGGCCGCTTCCCCGACCTTGAGGCGGTTGGCCTGGTCGAACTGACCAGCGGCCAGCCGGGACTTGGCCAACGCGATCTCGAGCCCCGCCGCCAGCGGCCCCGTGCCGGGCTTCGCGGTCCCGAAGGCCCCCTCGAAGTTCTGACCGGCAGCCGCGAATTGCCCGCGGGCCGCGTCGATGATTCGGTCGGAAGCGTTTTGTGCCGTCTTGGAGATCAGCCCGACGATCCCGGCCGCACCACCCAGGACGGTGAGGACCGATCCGGCCCACGCTCTGGCGACCCCCGCCAGGAGCGAACCGATCCGTCCGATGGAGTCGAACACCGTCGACCAGTTGCCGGCCACGAAGGTCAGGTACTCACCCACGGTCGTGAGCCCGCCGATGATGAAGTCCCCGACACCGGCCATGTAGCGGGCCGCGGCGAGGATCCCCTCTCCGATGGCCTGACCGATGTTGGCCCCGCCCATCGAGCCGACGAAGTCCGTGAACGTGGTGGCGATCGAGGTAATCGAGGGGGCAAGGTAGGCGGTGACCTGCTTGATGATCCCGCCGATGGCCGCGGAGACCTTGGAGAACGAGTCGTTCATTGCCTCGACGTCCCGCCCCTGGGCCCCGGTGAGGGCCATTCCGAACCGCTGGGCCTCCTCGGTGGCCTCCTGGATCGATCCTGCCCCGCCGGCGAACAGGGGGAGCAACTCCGCCCCGGCCCGGCCGAACAGCTTCACCGCCGCGGCGGCCCGCTCCGCTTCGGTCGGGAGCCCGGCGATGGCATCAGCGATCTCTGAGAATCGCTCCGCGGACGACAGGCCCTGAAGATCGCCCAGTTCAAGGCCGATGGCCGCGAAGCCCGCCTGGGCCGTCTTCGACCCCTGGGCGGCCTTCACGAAGGCGATGTCGGCTTTGGTGGCGGCGGCCCCGATCGTGTCCATCGAGACCCCGGCAAGGTCGCCAGCATGGGCCAGACCGGCCAACTCCGAGTAGGTCATCCCGAGGCGGGCCGACATCTTGCTCGTCGAGTCGATCACCTCGGCCTGGGCCAGGCCAACACCCACCAGGGATCGGGCGTAGCTCATGGCGGTCGACGCGACGGAGCCGAGCAACTGCGCCCCGGAGATCGCGTTCAGCAGCTGCATCCCAGAGCGGAGGCTGGCAACGTCCTTCTGCAGCCCCTTCAGGGAGGAGCTTGCCTTCGACACCCCGGCGGAAAGTCCGGCGCTCGAGGCGGTGAAGATCGCGGAGACTTTGCCGATGCCTGCCATGTCAGATTCCTTGGGCTTCCATCTGGGCCGCGAAGAACGGGATCCTTCGCAGCTGGGCTTTCAACTCCTCTTCGGTCTGGACCGGAGAGCGGTAGCTCGGCAGGAACTTCTCCTCGAAGTCAGGCTCGACCTTGGCCCCCTGGGCCGCCGCCATCACCGCGGCCAACTTCCCCGACCGGGCCCATTCGTCACCGAACGGCTCGACGCGCCAGAAGGCCATCCACCATTTCAGCTGTCGGAGCGTGATCTGCTTCGACAGCGTTTCGACATCCCACTCTCCACACGCCAGGGCCAGCCGCCCGAGAAACAGGGTCAGGGGCTGGCCGCGGATTTTTCCGCCTGGTCCTCGATCTCCTTGTCGTCGACCTTGAGCAACTCGATCCCGACCTTCCACACCTCGAGGAGCCCGTCGGGCTTCCACGCTGCCAGGGTCGGGACGTCGGCATCGGTGAACAGCCGCTTCCCCGCTTCGTCGCACAGGAGCAGACAGGCCACCTTCGCGCGCCACGGGGCCGGCTGGCCCTTGTTTGCCTCACAGAACATTGCCCACTCGTCATAGGCCTGGGCGGTCGGATCCAGGAGGAAGACATCACCGCCCCACGCTGCGACATGGAGCCGCGTCGGGGGGGCAGTCTTGTTGGCCTTGAGGCCGAGGAGATCTTCTCGCGTGAGCATCGTTACCCCATGAACTGGAATTGATAGGAGCCTTGGATCAGTTCACCGGCAGAGCCGACACGCTGGACGTTTGCCAGTTGCGCGGGCCAGCTGGTCGTGGTGCCGGCGATGGTGAACGACAGCGTGGCCGAGAGGCCGATGTCGGAACGGGCGAAGGGGGGATTCCCCCAACACCGGAAAGAGATCGAGCCCGGCTCGATCATGGTGATCTCGACCTGGCGGATCACTCGCGTGTTCCCACCACTGCCGACGATCGTGGCGGTGGAGCCCGTGGTGTCGGTCGGGGACGCGGCGGAGTATTGCTCGTCGAATCCGATCAAGCCACCGAGCGCGACCCCGTTGAAGGAAACGGAGACGTTTTGGGCAGATGGGATCGCGGGCATCACCGACCTCCAGATCAGCCAGAGATCTTGAAGGTGGCCGTTCCCCTGACGTACTCACCGGCCGCCCCGCCCTCTTCGACATCGGTACAGAAGGCGTTCCCGGTGATCGCGAGACCCGAGCAGGAGATCGCGTACTTCGTGCCCTTTGTCGGCGGGTTCTTCCCGAAGTATTCCAGGCTGATTTCGTCGCCGTCCTTGAGTGGCTCGGCCTGATAAATCCGCAGCGAGTCGGCGGCCTGGGAGCAGTCGGAGACATCGACAAGCGGGCGGGATTCCTTCCGCTTGATGTTCGTCGCGCGGAACTCGATGGAGTTGAAGCTAAACGTCAGGCCCTGCATCGTGTCGATAGTGGCCGGTGCGGCGGGCATGATTACTCTCTCCAGCGGATGAAGATTTGGAGCTCGATCACGAAGTAGGACGGCAGATCCTGGCCATCGGTGAGATAGACCGCGGTGCCATCTCGATCACTCGCAACGTGAACGTGGTCGATAATGGCCCCCTGCCCCGTGCCGGTGAAGTTCTGGACCGCGCCGACGATCGCGTCGGCCACAGTCCGGGCCGATGTCCATGTGGCACCGCACACCTCGAGCGCGAACTCCCCATCCGCAAACCCCGTCAGGCCGCTGGTCTGGAGGGGCCGCTCGGTCGATTCCCGGGAGTAGACGACGAAGGGCAGGCCGGCAGACTCCGACACTGCCACCGGCCAGGCCAGAGCCCCGGCGGCGGTCTCGATCGTCGCCTTCAGCCATGCCTCGGGCGAGCTCATTCATCCTCCCCGGCCGGGTCGGCCTCGATCACGCCAGCGGCCAGGAGCTCGGCCAGGAGGGGCGCGTCGACGAAGAGGGAATCCCCGGGAAGGTAGCGGCCCCAGGAGGCGGTGAACTTGACGAGGATCGTTTCCATGATGGATCTCCGGGGGGTCAGCGGGCGGCTCGGCGGGCAAGTTCTTGGACGGCAAGATCGAGCCGAATGCCCATCTGCGTTTCGAGCTCAGACAGGATGCCGGACTTCTTCGCGGCGAGCGTGTCGCGGAGCATGTGTCGCGGTGGCATGGCCCCGGTGGATGCTCCGTTCTTTCTGCGGCGGACAGGCGAGCCGGCCTCGACGAGAACGGAGTGATTCCCTTTCTGGTTTTTCTTCGTGCCCTTGCGCGAATACCCGACGATGCCGATGGCTGTCCCGCGGAAAGCCTCACCCGATCCGCGGGAGACCTTCTTCCCGAACTTCACCACGGTCGTGACAGATCGCCGCAGGTTGCCGGTTTTTCCGCGGGGTGTTGCGGCCTTCAAGTCTTTATGGAATGGCTTGATCGATTCCCTGATCGCCTTCTTCAGGTACTTCCGGGCCAGCGATCCAGGGAGCTTGGCATAGGCGCGGATCAGGTCATCGATGTCGCGATTGGACTTCTCAGAAAAGAACGCGGAGAAGAACAGCCCGGGGGCGCTCATGTCTTCTTCTCCGAGGCTTGAATCGTCTGCTCGGGGTCGGCGTCATCCCCGACGACCGAGGACACCACCAGGATCCGGCCGAGCCGGCTTTCCCAGATGATCCGGGATGAACCGTCGAGGCCTGGGACCGAGGGGACCACGATCAGGTAGGAGGCCTGCCCCGACGTCTGGCCCTGGTCCTGGGACTCGCTGTAGCCGATCTGCTCGATCGATCCCCGGCGGCGGGCGATCTTCACCCACGACACCGATGCCACCTCGCCAACGGCGTTGCGTGTCTCCACCGGCCGCTCGAAGCGGAAGGTATGGACTTTCATGCCGGCGGCGGTGCGGTCGCCCATCAGTAGGCTCCCGTGATCGAGATCGACGCCAGGAGCGTCTCGATGCCCATGGGGAGCTCGTTGGCGATCGTGCCGGTGATCACACCCTCGCGGTGTTTGAAGCCGTGGGCGACGAACAGCAGGATCACGGACTCGGCCGCCGGCTCGATCCGGCCGCCCGACGCGGGCCCGGCCCAGAACGTGACGACCAAGGGGGTGTCGTCATCGAAGGTGGGCCAGGTCGTGAACCGGATCACCGCGGGGGTGGAG